CTTTCCCACCACGCAAGGCGATTCGCGGTGCCGGTTTTGCCGCTGCAGGTTGTTCCGGTTCCGCAGCCGGGGCACCTCCGGAGAGCGCATGCTTGATGTGGTTGTAATCATGGAAGACCAGTTTGTCATCGATCGCGCTGTCGCAGACGAACTGTAGCCACCGTGTGGCGACTTCTTCATCTTCGGACAGTGGACTGGCACGACGGGCGATTTCGATGCTCTTATACTTGGTGGTCATACCCTGACCTTCGCGGAGAAAGGTCACGTCGTAACCGTTGACGGGATCATCCACGGCGTAGACCTCGCCCGATTTCTTATCTACTGAACGTCCGCAGATATCTGCATCAATCGAGGCGGGCATATTCCAGAGCAGCGGACCTTTGCCTTCTTGATCGCGATCCACGACGTAGATGGCCACCCGCTGCACTGGACGTAATTCTTGAGCGAGATCCTCTTCGCCTTCCGCTTTCGCTCGTGCGCGCTCCTCGCACACCGGGCACGGCTCGCCCTTCATACGGTCAAGGCAAAGATACGCTGCCTCGTCCGCGCCGATGCCGTAGTGAACGTAGAGCGTGATGCCGTACGCCTTCCAGTCGTCCCGCTTGTCGGGCGGTGGCGGAAGTATGCGCAACGTGTTGTCGCCCACTTTGGGGCTGAAGAACTGTACGCCGGACTCGAAAAAGGAATCCTTATTGCCTTTCCGTTGGGCGCGTTCCCGCAGTTCCTCAGCGGAGGGTGGGCGATAGTTAAAATTGCCACCACCCGAACGGCGGACAGCGGGTTTACTGCTCGTGCTCGTCTTGTTGCTTCTGACCATTACCATGGATGATTCTCCTGATGTAATCACGTTTAGAACTGAAAAACGCTGCCGATCCTACCCGTACGAGTACGTACACGAAGATCAACAGCAGGGGTACACCAACTATTATAGCTAACGGTTCCATTATGCTTCTCGGTTAGTTCGGGCTTTCTGCATCGCGTCGCGTCCCTCAGCGGCACCGTTGCGCCGTGCGCTTACTGCGCTCTGCACCGTGAAGTAGCCCGCTGAGTATTGTCCGGTCAGTTCCCGGATCATCTTGGCGCGTTGATCGAACGCTGCACGCAGGTTACCCCAGTAGTTGGAGATCCGCCGCTTGTACTCATAATCAGCCACAGCGGCAGCGTGTTCCTTCGCCAGGACGACCTGTTCTTTGATGGCAGCTTCGGTGAGTTTGGTTTCCGAAGCGCGTTGGCGGATTTTGCTGGACACCTCGGCGTCCACGGTGGCTAAGGCTTCTTCGGCCTGATCCCGCAACGAGATGGAGTACGTGTGTTTATCACAGATAGTCAAAAATAATTGTGCTTGTTCTTCGGTAGCGATATCTAGAGCGTGCCGATCCAGCTTGATCAGTTCACGGTATGTGGCCAGTTCGGCTTCCGCCGTGGGCGGTTGCGTACCTCGAGAGCGGATGAGTTGTTTCATAGATTTAGTCCTTTCAAGTAAATTATACCGGGAGCGCCACGCGGCGTGGTTTGGTGCTGATTGGGGGTTTCCAACCAAAATCCGTTGAGTAGAACACACCGACTTCCTGTTGGTCGGCCCAGTTAGGGCCAACAGAAACTTCAACTGAAAGCGGCACGATTAAGAAATTTAGATCAAAGGTGCACATTTCTTTAGCAACCCGTTCAATGTCTTCTTCCACACTTTTCTCTGGGAAATAGAAGGTCAAGTCATCATGCATATTAATCACAGGTTGATACTGAGGCTTCTGCTCAAAGTAGGCGATTTTACTCAGTCGGGTTTGCACTTCCATTACGAGTTGTCCGGCTGTACCTTGTACGGGGGTGTTAATGAGTTCATTTTTGGAAAGAGGTTCATGGCGACGGAATCCAAAAGCAGTTTCTACGTACCCACGTTTCCAGTAGAAGGATTCCAGTTTCTCTTGCCAATCCAACACCACTCTGTATTTATCCCAGAATTTCTGATAGTGGGGTTCCAGTTGTGACGGAGGTATTTCTTTTTTGAATACAGACCCAAGATCGTACGCGACGCTATCTAGAATGCTACCGTAGAACAATGGGAAAGTCCACTTGTTTTTGATATAGTCCCGCAGATGTTTCCGGGATTCCTTTGTCTTAAGTAATGACTTATCAAAAGCCATTCCGAGTTGGTCAGTCCAGTCTCCATGGATATCATATTTATTACTAATTTCACCACAAAGTGTAGGGTCACGGCTCAAGGTAGCAATAATCCGGGCTTCTAATTGACCAAAGTCCACGGCAACCATGTGGTGCTCTGGAGGTGCACAGATTACTCGCCGGATTTCACGGTGTTCACGCTTTGGCCATTGCTGTAACGGGGGATCCTCACATGCCGGACGGCCTGTGGCTGTGATCAATTGAGTAAAATTTGCGTGAGCTAATCCATCGTCGCAAACGTATGCTCCGCCTTCCGGAAAGCGCTCCGAAGGCTCATCTAGTAATTTAGCCACGTACTTAGCCAGATTACCACTGGTAGTACGCATATCCAGGAGCATTCCTGCTACCGGGTGACTGAATTTCTCCAGTATGTCTTCTGTTAAGCTGTACTTGAAATTCCGCTGCTCACGGTTTGGGTGAGGTACTTTCAGGAAGTCGCGGAAGAATTTTTGTATATCTGGATTAGACGTAGGTTTGAACTTACCATTAGCAGTGGTGAACTTACGCACGTCTTGGTTCTGTAGAATACTCAGTACCACATTGTCTTTGCGCTTGACAAGTTCTTCACTGAATTGATTGATTACGGGTACGTTACGGTGTACGCCTTTAGCTTGCATTAGCGCAAAGGACGGAGTGACACGGTTTACGTTTTCATACGCAGTAGATAATCCCTGATCTTCTATTATCGACCACAATACTAGTCGTAACGCGTCAGTCCACTTTGTATCCAATGCGTTGTACTTCAGCACATCGGCCACTGGATAGGTATCCAGCTTCTTCGTATCCAGACCGGATAATTTCTTGACGTTGAATCCGAAGTGTATTTCCGTGAGTGCTTCCAGTGCTTTACCCTTACGCTCATCTAGCACGTGGGCCATTGCAGCGGTATCATCCCAGTTTACTTTATGTGCTATCTTGGGACCAAATATCCACACGAACCATTCCATCTCGAACTTGGCAAAGTGAGCACATTTACGACCCGGAGATAACAGATATTTCTCCAATGCAGCATAAATCTGTTTAAGTTGGGATGCGCTCCACTTTGCCTGGATATGTTCAAGTGGAAAGGCTACCGTCTCTTCGTAGGTGCCGATCGCCACAGAAAGAAATTTACTGGTTCGGTTGTATGGCCGTAATTCACTGGTTTCGATATCGATGGTGGAACTATCCAGTTTGGCAGCGGCCTGTAGGAACCGAAGCACATCGTTAAAGCCCGTTCGGGTGTAGTCTTCAATACACCGAATCCCGGTGTAATAATCTTCCGGTAACACTACCTCTGGAGGTGGGAGTCCGGATGCGTAATCAGTAAATACACGGCGCAGATCGTTCTCAAATGCACGTAGATTGGCCTCGTACATGCGAGATTTGCGGTATAGCAGCGTTTCAGGGTCTCCGATAACGTAGAACCAACAGGTGTGTGATCCGATCTTGACGGGCATCCGCCGTCCACGCCATGGGATGATCTTCCTTGTGTCACCTTTCTTTTCTGCTCCTAGTACCCAATTGAGGGGCACTTCACCGAAGCCAACCAGTATTTCGGGTTTGGTTTTCTCTATATCGGTAACAACCCTAACCCGACAGCACGCCTGCTCCTGAGCCGAAGGCTCATCACTACCCGATTTACAATTTATGACGTTATTCCAGCGAATGTGATTTTCCCATTGCGAGGGGATACGTGAACGGACTACCTGTCCAGATTCACCCGCGAACTGCTCACCATCTTCATCATCACTGGAACTTGGGCTTTCTCCGAGAAAATAAAATAGTGGAACCTTGGCGCCTGTGGCGGGCATCTTTGGGTGATGGAGTTGCGCCTTATCAAGCGGGCACTCTCGACAAGTGAGCGTTAACGTTTGCGTCGGGCGCAGCTTGATCTGACGCAACGGGATTTTAACTGGCTTATTCAAAACGGACGATCCCCATCTTCTTCGTACCCAAACGGACCAGAACCCATTCCAGATTGAATATTATTCTGAACTTGAGGTTTACTTACCTTTTCCGCTGGGAACATTCGAATCAGCAAATCGTCATTGCCGAGTAAAGCCGTACAAGTTTCCAGTCTGATCGTAATTGATTTGTCATCATTTATCCAAGCCACTCCGACCTTGCCGCCTAAACCTTCATAGGTACGGGGTTTAGCTCGGATGTAATAGTCGGGTTTACGCGCTGCCGGTTTGGGTCCAGTAGTGAATGCGGTTTTATCAGCCATGAGTATTGTCCTTACCCTGATCCACATAACCGGGCCCAGGTTCCGCGCCACTGTCCTGCTGAGTTGTCTCAGCACGGCGCTGTTCCTCTTCGTATTCGATTAGCTTGGCGAGGAAGTGCTGTGCCTTCTTTAAGTCTTCGATCCCATTCTTGTCACGCCAACGGGAAACGTATTTTATTATCTGACCTTCCATATAAAGAAGGTTATTTGCAAGACAATAATTCCAGTGTTGGATTCCCATCTTCTTGTAATGTTTCCCACCAACCTGAGAGGCATCGGCCGGTAATGGTGATGCCTTATCCATGATACGCACTCCAAATATGTTCAACAGCGTCTACGATTTTCTGTTCAGCCGAAGTTGGATTTAGCTGAACAATATACTGCAGAAATCGATCGTACACTTCCTCAATCACCTGATTACCTAAAGCACGTTCGTAACAGCAATGAAGCATCCCGTCTACGCGGTCCGCGATGGTAAGAATCCGCTGTTCATCTACCGTTAGTTTAGGTATTGATAACTGCAACATTCCACCGAGCACTTCCTGTTCCATCGCGGCAAAGGCTTCACTTAGCCCTAATCGCCGTTTGGCCGGTGCGGGCATGTCTCCGACGGTGAGTTCAGGTACATCGTGCCAGAGTGCGGCTAAAAGTAATTCCGCTCTAGGTGTTCCGTTGCTCAGCAACGCACATAACCACACCACGCCGAACGTGTGTTCACCTACCGTATCCGACGTGATTGTGGGGACAGAATGATACCGCTGCACCATTCCGGCGAGCAGCAGATACCACAGCCGGTTTGGTTCGTCCAACGGGGCACCGAGTTCTATGCTCTCTGGCCAAAGGGGTTTCATCAGCTTATTGCGCGGGGACATAAAATAATTATACCGTTTTGGCTTTCTCGCGCGCTCTTCGTCTTTTCTGCGCCAAACTCATGTTTATTTTATGCTCCTTTGAAAGTTTCTTTCCTAGTTTAGCCAAACGCATTTTTCTTTTGGATTTTTCCGTATGTTTACTTCCCAAATTAGCTTGACGCAGACTTTCTTTTTGTTCTAATGGTAGAGGTATTCCATAGCGGGGATTATTTTCACCAGATAGAGCTGATGATATCTTTTTTCGGGTTTTTATTGTATGATGCTTACCCCACATAATGTTGTTTTTTCCTGTATGTGAAACACGACTTTTATTACGGCTATGCTCTGTCCAACCTTTTGGTTGTCCAGTAATTGTTGCATTCAGACCAAATGGGTGCCATGTACGCCTTTGTTTGATTTGGAGCGTTTCATAGTGTTTGGCCTCATTATCCGTAATGAATTCTTTTAAAAGTTGTATAGTGAAGTTCTCTCCACCGTATTTCCGTATAGCTTGACTGATAGGATAATCTGCGGTTTTGCTATACGCTACATGAATTGTCCATCGAGCCCTCAAACTTTTTACGGTGCAGCCGATGTATTGTTTACCATCAGGAGCAGTTACTAAGTACACACTGTACACTTTACTTGTTCTTTTCATATCTACGCTGTAGCCAGTTGATAGTTACTATACGCCAATCAGAAGCTTCAATTGCTTTTGCATTTGCCAAGGCTTCTTTTCGATTTTTTAACTTATGTTGTTTCCATGAAGCATACATGGGCGAAGCAACAACATCGAAAAACGGTTCTTTGAATAGGGTATCCCCAGACGGATCAGACATAAACTTATAGATTTCTAGATCAAATTGGGTTGGATCCTGTACCAACGGAAACGGTGTCACTTCCCCGGAAACATAACGGTCATCTTCACCGATCACAGCCGGATCAATTGATGGGTAACCAGGCATTTCAGTGTACGCGTGGAAGTTATTGCTAAACTGACGGTAGACCCCAATAGGTATTCCGATGTGTGCGGCCATGTATTCAAGCAGAACTGAAAAATGGACTGCGTTTGCCCCAGCAAGCCCCCACAAAAGATCATTGGAACGGTTGCATACTGTCATATTCAGTACACCACCACGGCAATCAAAGTAACACGCAGTATTGCAAGGTGCGTCTTTAACTTCGGTATCTAGATCAAGTTCCGGATTCCACATTGTTAGCACCGCACGGCGACTTTCTGGATTGCGCTTTAAATGGCCAATCAACAGCTCGAGTTGATCTTGAACTTGGCGGCTTTTCCAATGTCGCCAACGGTAGCCGTATGATCCGTGCAGGGTTACTCCGTCATCACTGAATTCGTGGAAGCGAGAATTGAATTGGAGCAGAAAGGCAAGGTCATTGCGCCCCGCAAGGAAGAACAACGCTTCAAAGAAATGAAAGTATGGATTGGCGTCCCGTGCTGCACTGAACAGTACCCGTTCGCAAGGCTTCTGGTATTCAACAATAACTGGGCCGGGTGCAACGATAACTTTACCTACTCGGGTTGTTTCAGATACACCGGCTACTTTCAAATACCACAACCCATCTGATAATGCTGAATTAACGTTCCTTGCTGTGATTACTTGTGTCATTGTAGTACCGCCTTGATTGAATCTTCCGGATCGCCACCGTCAGCGTGTTTGACTAATTCTTCAATGGTCCAACGTTCACCGTTCGGAAATACGTAGAAGCCATGCTGAATAAAGAACGGGTTTTGCTGCAACAGATTCCAAATGTGACCATAGAAACTGAACGCGGCATCCTCGTACTCTTCAGGAGTCATACCGTTTTCGTCTTCGACAGACTTTTTATCAGGTTGTTTCATTTTTGTACACCTATAAGTAAAATTAGGTTTTCGTTCGGGTCCATCGACTCGGAAGGTGACAATTATCTGGTGCGGTCTTGAATAGAGGTGCGATTTGAGATTCTGAAAATCCAGCTAGACCGCAACCTATTCGTACGACTTTAAAGATCAATTCCGGATGTGCTCGGGCGTAATCTAAAAACTCATCTACGTAGAGTTTGATTTCTGTTAATGGCAAAGTCTGAAGCTCAAAGCCTTTGGTCGGGATACCATAACTGTTCCCTTGTCGACCGCAACCTCGCCCGTAAATAGCACCATGAGACTGACGTGCCTTCAACGCTGAACCGGCTCCATGTCGACCGGCGAGATTAGAGCCAAATACAAATATCTCGGTTGCCATTGTGTTTTATTTATCGTTACCAGAATTAAATAACGAACGTGGACGACCTTCACCCAAACGCACCTTTTCCATTTTATAAAATTCACAGAGGGAGTGTTCAATCTCACGGAGTTCCAATGCAGGCCACGCCTTCGGCCAACGCTTTTGTATCTGTTGCTGTAACAAGCGCATTTCATCAAGAGCGATTTTCTGATTTAGACTTGCTTTTGGCTCACGTCCAAATACCCGATTGAGCCCACGCACCGCACCCGGCCCAGCGTTGGCCCAAGTATTGATATCTGATGCATCTTTCAGGTAACGAGTCCAACGCAAATCACAGGCCACTTCGTAGGACGTAAATCCACCCCAACCGTGGTATGGCTTAAGCATTTCACAGAAGGCTTGAAGTGATTTCTTTTCCAGTGCGGGTAAGGCAATCTTTTCTCTTTCCTTCCAGAGTGGCGTTAGCACTGGGTAGCACGTTAGGTACGCTTTATCCGGTGGAGTTGCTGGATCGCGTCCTTTGTGAGCTGTCAACATATACGCGCCTGTGTACAATTTGTCGCCGCGAGCTTTGCGCGCTAACATTACCGCGCGAGCCTTCCGTGGATTCCATGTATCTACAGGCCAAGCACCCTTATCCATCAATTCTTGTAACGTATCTGGCCAATTGATCTGTCGAGCCAAGCACAGCATGAACCACAGATTCGGATGCTTAGCGTACGGCTCACGAATGTGTTCACGGATCCAGATCGTGACCGTGTCCAATTCCCGGTAGATATTTGTAAACTTGAACTTGCGCAGAATTGGATCGTCTGTCCACGGTGGCGGAAGCTTTTCCACAAACCGGCGAAGATATATCTGATGCCGCTCCAACATGAAGGCCAATAACCGATCAATTCCGGTAAGTGTTTTAGCCATGATTCAATTCCTCTCAAACGATCTTGTACTGACTTTCGACTCACTTGGGGTAGCGTTTACGCCTTGCAGATCGCCCAGCGTCCGCCTGGATCGCCTATGATCGTGTTTTTAGCGGTTTCGAAGCCGAATTTTTGCCCTTGGCTCGGTTAACCAGGAAAACACCTGTTCCACTGATCTTTTATGGTCAACCCAACGGGCGTCCAGTTTGGTCGGTGGGTATGGAACGTCTTTCCAGTCTTTTGGGTTTTGATCGTTACATTTACCGAATTGCTTGTACGTGTCAACATACCCTGATGTAGTGTTCTTTGGATCGAGTGGCTTGAACGGCGGTGGGTTGGCCTTGGCCAGTCGTTTTGCTTCACGACGTTCCGTGACCCGCTGCAAACACAATTCCAGTGGCGTATCCAGAATCGCCCAAATAAAGTGAATACCTTTGGCGTGGAGTTCTCGGTCCAATGATGCGTAGCGACCAAAGGTATGGCTCATCAGTAGACCTTCCACCAGGACGTGACCTTTAGCTGCGTATTTACGGATTAGGTTACAGATTTCATCTTGTGTTTGTACTGTATCCATTCCGCCACATTGATTTTCATAGGAACCCAATACGTAGACTGGACTGGAAACATTTTTGATGTCAACACGGTACGCTTCTGGATTTTTATTGGTTGGTACTCGAATAGGGGTGACTTTACCCTTCTTCATGATTCCGCGTACGGTGGTCGTTTTACCGCCGCCACTTGTACTTCTAATGTTGATGACAGTAGTCATGGTTTCGGTAATCCTTCAAGGTAGGATTTGAAATGCCTATTCACTAAGGAGTTCGGTCGTGCTTTAATGAATAGTTCTGCTGCGTGTTTACCAGATATACCTAATCCTTGACGCATCACGAGGCTACAGATCAATCCTGCCCGATTGCGTCCACCGTAACAATGCACTAATACCCGGTGCTCGTGGTCAAGTAAATACAATACTCGATCTACTGCAGCGGTGACTTGTTGATCGTTTCTATTTCGACCATCACTCATCGGGTAATGAGCATACGCTTTGCACAGAGACTTCATTTCCTCATCTGGAGTGTGCCATAGATTGACCACAGCGGTTATCTTGTAGTCTTTTACCGCTGCGAGTTTTTCTTGACGAGTCATTGCTGCTGTGCGTGCGGATACGTACAGGGTATCGGGTAGAACTTCGTATATACGGACGGTCATTTTGATCGTACTCGAGGTTTGACTCGCCATGGGACGGGTGACTCGAATCCAGCAGCCGCCGTGCGGTGGTAATCAAATTTCAAATCGCTCCACGTGTATCCGTGCGTCGCAAGTACCTGGCCTAAATCTTTCCGAGGACCATCCCAACCGTTGATTTCTCCTAAGCAGGCTTTCGGGAATAGCGCCGAACGTGCTCGCCACAAATCAGTCGTTGCACCCTTCCACAGCGCAGCGGCTTTGTGGCCGTAGTTGAGTTCGGAGTCATGTGATCGACCAGGGTACTGTTTTTTACTTTCGTGGGATTCTCGATACTCACAGAGCAACACTTGAAGTTGAAAATAATCAACATCTACGTTGTAGTTGTCACGCAATCGTTCAATTGCCGCATGGCAGCATTTATTGATTATCTGGTGATTCTCAGGCTTGTCGCCGCCGTTGATCAATTCATTGTGTTTGGGAAATAGTTCTGCAAGTGTCTCACGGGGTGACCACCCGCCTTTGGGCCTGATATCCGGTGCGCGTAAGGAGAAGTCACAGTGTTTATCCAGGTACTCCAGAAGCTTCAACGCGACATACCTTCCAAGTCGTGGAACTGTGAGGCAGCTATCCCACATCGCGAGATAACGGTCTTCTGAAGATTTACCGGGGATGCTGTCCACATCCAGTAGTGCCAGCCATTGTGCGTAGCCAAGTAGAAATTCAGCCATCCATTCCGGTCTGCGCACGCAACGGCGTTCAAAGCGGGTAACAATACCTGACCACACATCGGTTAACCACGGGAGTAAGTCTTCAGGGTTGGCCCGTATGTGTTCCCAAGACCATTCACGCCAAAGTACTTCCGCGAAAGGTACGTTATACACTGCGATGTAACACCCACCACGCCAGATCCGTTCATCCAGTGAGCAGCCCCGCGCCATTTCACCAACTAACGGAATTTGTGGGTCGGGGCCACCCGTAGCCTGCTCCCAACGACAAAAGTCGGCGAAGTGCTTCCAGTGCTCAGTGGAAGTGAATCTACTCATTTAGAAAACCATGACATCTCTAATCCCACGCGCATCCCCGCACGCTCAGCACAAATGTTACACGGCTTGACCGCGCCGCGATCTTTCTTGAGCAATGGACGGCGGACGACATCCATCTTTTTCCAGTAATCTTTTAGAGTGATTGATTCAGGAAAAGTTCCAATGGTATTTGCCGGTAACCAATCATTACAACAAATCGGCATTGCGCCATCTGACCAGATAACCATCTCACGAAACGGACGTACACACATTCGACTGATTGGTTCTGGTGCAGTCTGAATATCAAATCCGGCTTTACGCGCAGCTTCTACGTTGACGGTTCCACCCTGATTGTGGTAATGCCGAATCCGACTTGTATTTCCTGGAACGGCGTTCATTAAAATAATTTCTTTATAGTTTGGTCTCCGCCGCGTGTACGGGTGAATGCTATCTTCAAAATAACGCTTGGCTTCTGGAAAGCGCTCAAGAAAATCAGTGTATCGTTCGGCCGTGTAACAATCAAGCAGTACAATGTTTAGACCTGAATCAAGTAATTCGTGTATCCAGGAATTGTACTTAAGCATTTTCCGCCGCACAGTGTCACCGTTGCTGGTCATGAGCATTTGACACTTCGGGTAACGTCCCCGCGCGTAACTGATCAGTTCAATCGGTTTTGGGTGAAAGCTCGGTTCGCCTCGACCTTCAAATTCTATCCGCACCCCGTTTGGCATCCAGTCAGCCAATTGATCAATCATTGCTCGGAAACGCGGTTCTGGCATGTACTCCCAAGGTGAATCAACCCAGGGCATACTTGGTAATGAGCAGAACGGGCAGCGTTGAGTGCATCCGCGAACCAGCTCTACTTTCACCGCGTAGGGGTTATGTCTAGGCATTGGATATCCACTTTTCTAATGCGATCCGGGCAACGCTGTCATCTGTTTGAATCGGCGGCGACTTAAAAAAGTATGCGCTCGGTGCAGTAATCGCTCCGTTTAGTTTACGGTCACGAGCCAACTTTATACACCGGATTGCATCGACAACTATACCTGCTGAATTTGGTGAGTCGTGTACTTCGAGTTTCAGGTTGATGTTCAACGGTACTCCGCCAAACGCGGTACCTTCTAACACAATATGTGCCCATTTGCGATCTTCAAGCCAAGGTACATAATCCGAAGGGCCAACATGCACCTTAGCCGGATCCATCTCATGCCCGACAATAGAAGTGACTGCCTGAGTCTTAGATATTTTCTTGGAGACCAGCCGGGATCTTTCCAGCATATTTAGGAAGTCGGTATTCCCACCGACGTTGAGTTGCATCGTGCGTTCAAGATGCACCCCGCGTTCTCGGAATAATTCCACCAATGCCCGATGCACGATAGTTGCGCCGACCTGGGATTTGATATCGTCACCAATTATCGGTAGACCAGCAGCGGAAAAACGCTTACTCCAATACTCAGTGCTCGCAATAAATACTGGAATGCAGTTGATAACTCCACAACCTGATGCAAGAGCGCACTCCATGTACCACTTTGTTGCTTCTTCCGAGCCCACCGGAAGGTAGTTGATCAGCACATCAGCCTGAGTCCGCTTGAGAATACCCTGCACATCTGCGGTTGGGCCCGGAGCCTTGATCACCACGTCTTTCAGGTATTCACCAATACCGTCGTGAGTCATGCCTCGAGAAACAATAACGTCACGACAGTGATCGGGGGCATCCGCAAAGCGAATGGTGTTATTGGGTGCAGCAAAGATTGCTTCACTTAGCGGATACCCCACCTTGGTTTTGTTGACGTCGAAGGCGGCGACGATACGGATATCCGCAATCGAGTACCCCCCGATTGCGGAATGCATCACACCCGGTGGGGGTGGATCGGTGGCGCGCAAGTTCCGGTAGTAATGCAAACCCTGTACCAGTGAACTTGCGCAATTACCAACCCCCACGACAGCTACGCGGATAATGCTCATCGTGATGGATCCGTTCAGCCGATGGAAATGAATTTATGCTCGCTGTCGTACCGCAGATCGGAACGGGAACCCCCGGCTTTGAGAAACGCTCCAACGGTTTTGTTTTTCGCATACAGAGCAAACCGTTTGAACGATTCACTTCCAGCGCGTTTGGGGTTTTCTTTGGCCAATACTTTGATCACGTCTCCGTCTGCGTTAGCAGCAACACGACCACGAGTACTGGATGCTTTTGCAGTGGTCGTCTTTTTCGCTGCAACTACCGGTGCTTTTGTGGTTTTAACGACTGCGGCTTTGGCGGGGGTTTTCTTACCTTTCATTTCGGACTCCTTATTGAGTTTAGGTTTTGCTGCTTTGGTTGAAGTGGACTCTTCCTGTTCGCCTTCTGCATCTGCTTCCTCGCCGGAGGATTCAGTTTCTTCGCTGATTTCCGGCATTCCGGGCAATTCCGGAATCTTATCCGTATCGCCCGCGTTAATCGCCTCACCGGAAGCGTTAAACCATTTCTGCGCTCCGGCACTCAACGCATCGTAACCCGCGTCGTCCAGTCCGGAGACGGCTTCCGTAAGCCGGACAAGGAAAGCGGTTTTGTCTTCACCTGCGTTGGGCGTTATATCACCGCCAGCTTTACTCAGTTCAGCGTAGACGGTAGTTCCTGCTACGGGGGTCTTCTTGCCTTTCATGTGATGCTCCTTTTCGACTAGAAAGATTAAAGGGGTTATTCTGTTGCGGGTGCTACGTTCAACGGTGTTTCACTTAGCCAGTTCTCGATATGTTTCCGAGTTCGCTTCCGACGGACAGGGCTGATTTTATCACGCATTGCCAACCGGGTCATCATACCGAGCACCGGAGGGAGTTCCTCCAATAAGCAACGCAGATATCCATCATCAGCCAGCCCGCTTTGTGTGTAATCAGTTAATTCCATATCCTCAGTGAAATTATACCGTGGTCCATGCTTAATCAAATTAATAAAACGATTACGCAAGGAATTGCTGAAAAGGGACATAAACCACGCTGGGTTATCTACCGTGTCACCATATGCGTTTTTGCAACGCATAAAGACAATGTACGCCTCCTGTAGCAGATCATCAAATTCATGCCACGGGTGAAGCGTACCGTAAAAGTGTTTCGCCGTGTTCACGGCGTGGCCTTCAATCGGACCGGGCCAACGGGGCACATACTTAATACGAGGCAATGATTTTTTGGTTTTCATTATCGTCTCTTCCAAGATTAGATTGTTGCCATTTGCTCACACACTTTTACGACTAGCTGTGCCGGAATTTCTCCGGGGTCTTTGTAGTCCGCTAAATAACGCGATCGCACTGGACGTCCGGATAGGGCTTCCAACTCTTCCGCTAAAGTCATCCCGGTGACCAGCGTATCACGGTCAAACAGTATAACCGCGCTTTCGCACTTCCGTATACATTGAGCTAATAACGGTTTCTGTTCTGGTGAAATCGCTGTTCCGAGTGTAGCCACCGCTGCGTAGCCTTGAGGAATGCCGTAGTGGTGGAGTTTTATCGCGTCTAGTGGACCTTCCGTGATCAATAAGGTTTTAGCTCCGGCGACCGCGTCCGTGTTGAAAATTAAGCGTTTATCGCCATGTGTCCGGTAACGCAGATGAGCATTACGGCGGATATCCCGCCCGGTCCAGCCGATCAAGAGGTTATCAACGTAAAACGGAATAATCAGTCGCCATGCAAAATCGCCGGTCAACACATAACGCAGATCGAATTGCTTAGCTACGACAGGGGTATCTGTTCCGAAGCCTCGCGTTTGTGCTAAATACGCTACGAATAAATCACCATATCGGGAGGTTGATCTAGCGTAGTCATTCAGAGGTTTGAATTCTAGCGGCATTTGCAGTGGGGTTGATTCTGGTTCTGCTTTAATTCTAGTGTGTATATGAACCTTTGGGCGCATCGCCTCAGTAGCCTTGTCCAGTTCCTCCTGTTCCGGGGTAGCGACCAACTGATTAGTCACAATAGATTGCGCATCAGCAAAACTGCACTGGAGCAGCTTCTGCACCAGTCGACGGGGATTGCGTCCCGCGTGCTGCCCGTTGCGCCAGCAATGCCAAGCCGGGTCACGGATATCAAGCTTAAGTCCGAGGTGTTCGGAAGAATCAGCATTTGCACAATAAGGACATTTAACGGATAGATTTCCGATGGTGGTGTGTGGACCTTGAGTGACATACGGAATCCCGTAATCATCACAGAAGCGTTTCCAGTCGAACTTCACGGTTTAACCAAACAATTATTGAGATGTACTCGCATAGCTTCAAGTCGAGCTAAGGTGTCATTTCCCCGTGCGGTCGGGTGTGGCCCGATAATCAGCATGGATTCTGGAACGAGTGGAACCAACGCATCAGACGCAATGCGTCCAAAGGCCAAAACTATGTCAGGATT